TTATGCCTGAAACTAAGAAGACTGCCAAGAAGATAGGAACCGCCAAGGTTCAGGGAGCAGTTGCCCCCCAAAAATCCCCCAAAACCCAAACAAAGCCTAAGATTGGCAGACCCTCCTCTTATGACCCTAACATAGCAAGGATCATATGTGAGCAACTAAGTGAGGGAATACCACTTAGACAGATATGCAGAGAGAACGAGGGCTTCCCTGCTTGGAGAACAGTTTACGATTGGATGGGTCGCGATGAGTCTCTTTCCGCATCCATCGCACGCGCTCGTGACATTGGCTATGACGCCTTGGCTGAGGAATGCCTGCAGATTGCTGACAATCCCCAGTTCGGTCAGGTGCAGGTAATGACTGACAAAGGCATGGCCACGACAGTTGAGGATATGCTGGGTCACCGCAAGTTGCGGATTGAGACCCGGCTCAAGTTACTGGCCAAGTTCCATCCAACCAAGTATGGTGACCGAGTTGCCATCGAGGGTGTAGAGGGTGGGGCGGCCATCAAGACAGAGGACACCGGGGCAAACAAGTTCCTTGACATCATCAAGAACATGGAGATGACCAAGCGTGCTGGCTGAGATTCTGGAAGACCCAGAAACCGCGGCTGAGTTTGACGCGCAGGCGGAGCATGACCGCATTGCCCAGATTGCCCATGCCAAGTGGGTTGCTGGCGCTCACAGATACCAGATTCCCCCACCGCTAGAGCAAGATTATTCGATTTGGTTAATGCTTGCGGGCCGAGGGGCCGGAAAAACTAGGTCAGCCGCTGAAGCCTTGTGGTGGTGGTGTTGGACACACCCAGGAACCAGAGGCTTGGTTCTGGCTCCGACTTCTAATGACATCAAGTTCACCTGCATGGAAGGGCAGTCAGGGTTGCTGGCTTGCATCCCCAAAGAACTGGTTGTGGACTACAACAAGCAAGATCACCAGATCAAACTGTCCAATGGCTCGATTATCCGGGGCATCTCTGGCGACTCCTATGAGCGTCTGCGGGGGCCTCAGTTCCATTGGTGCTGGGCAGATGAGTTGGCGGCATTCCAGTATCTGGGTCCTGGGGAGGCTTGGGACATGATGATGATGGGTCTACGCCTTGGTGACCATCCCCGGGTGATCGTGACTACCACGCCTAAGCCCAAGGACTTGATCCTCGATCTAGTGGGCCGTGAGGGTGATGATGTCATCATTGATCGCGCCAGCACCTATGAGAACAAAGACAACCTAGCCCCCTCATTCTCTAAGCAGCTAGAGCAGTACAAGGGCAGTAAGCTGTACCAACAAGAGGTGTTGGGCGAGATCGTTGACCTCGAGGATGGCAAGGTGGTCAGCCGAGATATGTTCAAGTTGTGGCCGGCTGGCAAGGAATTCCCCAAGTTTGAGTACATCATCCAGTCCTATGACTGTGCCTTCAGCGAGAAGGAACACAATGATCCGACCGCCATGACTACTTGGGGCATCTTCAAGCCCATGGACGGTCCCATGTCGGTCTTGCTGATTGACTGCTGGGCGGAGCATCTGGCTTTCCCCCAACTCAAGTCCAAAGTCCTCGATGAGTGGCGAGTCTCCTATGGGGAGGGCAAGGAAGCCAAGCGCCCTGACTTGATCCTCGTGGAGGACAAAGCGGCTGGCATCTCTCTGATTCAGGAACTGAGGCAGGCCCACTTGCCTGTAACTGGCTGGAATCCGGGGCGGGCTGACAAGATGCAGAGGCTTCAGATCACGGCATCCATCTTTGCGACTGGTCGGGTCTGGTTGCCTGAGTCAAGTGTTCGTAAGGGGTTTGTCAAGGATTGGGTAGAGGGCTTCTTATCCCAATTATGTTCATTCCCTGACTCAACCCATGATGACTATGTGGACAGTGCAACTCAGGCGATCCGCTACCTAAAGGATGGTGGCTGGCTCGACATTAACCCTGAGCCGCATTATGATGATGAAGACTATGCGGAGATCAGACCGCAACGTATCAACCCTTACGCGGCATAAATACCATGGGAATCAATAAGATCATTGAGGGCGGTTTGGGCATCATCAAGTCTGCAGGTCGGACTGCCCATGAGCAGGAGGCGGCCATTCGTGCTGCACAGAATGCCAAGGTTGCCGAGCAGATGGCTAACCTGCCTCCCCGGAACAAGAAGGCGAACGAGGCTTTGGGTCTGTACCATCCTGTGGGCGGGGGCATCAAGTTGTCTAAGCCAGTGTCTGGGATGCACGCTACGACTGTGCCTGACCCCAAGTTCAAACCGCCAAAGATTGGGGTTGTTACCCCTGAGCAGATGGTCAAGGAAGAGGCGGCCATCATTCCCTTGGTTGGGGATAGAGCCGCGGCGGGTAGGTATCTGACCCATGTGGGTGAGAATGAGTTGGAGACCCCCGTGAGGCTGACTGGTGGCGCTCGCTACATGGATGCCAACTACAACCCTGTCAGCCCTAATGAGTCAGCGGCATGGGAGTCAGGAGCCGGGCGCATTTCTGCCTTGGCAGCACAGGCTGGTCGTGCTGGTGAGGGCGGTCGCCCTGTCTATGGGATGTATGTGGCTGGGTCTGGGACAAATACTGACTTCAATGTGATGGGGGCAAATGCCCTGCTTCAGCAGATACCTTTCGGCAAGATTACAAAGAAGGCTGAGAAGGCTTTTGATCAGGCTATGAGGGAGGGGTCTAAGGCATTCCCTGCTATCCCTGAGTGGCCCGGTATCCGTAGTCCATTGGCTCAGGAGATGATCTTGGACAAGAGCAATGGCATTGTTCGCACCAAGTTGTTTGGCACGATGGGTAAGGAAGAGTTTCAGTCTATGGGCTTTCCTGATGTCCCAGGCACCCGCAAGGCGATCATTGAGCCTGAGTTGCTTGATGTGCCAACGAATCAAGCGGGCTTTAGGATGGCAAGGATGGACACAAGTGGCCGGATCATTGAAGACCCAATCATCCCATCTGACTATCCCAAGGCATGGGCGGGTCAGGTTGCTGGGCAGTTAGATCAGCCCGCAGACTACAAAGATATCTGGCAGACCCACCATGAGGCTCGCAGGCTGATGGGTGACAAAGCGCCAGCATCTGGTGACTACTACTCATTCTCTCGCGCCCATCCGATCCAGTATGCCGATCAGGAGTGGTTAGACAAACTGATGCAACAGAGGTTTGCCAATGAGCGCAAGATTAAAACGGGTGAGTACAAGGATGGCGGTGAAGTTGGGGAGGTTGATATGACTGAGTCCGACAAGAAACTGCACGCCCTTATTGATGGGCATAGGTTCAAGCACGCCATGAAAGCGGGCGGCAAGGTTGAGAGCAAGATTGAGGGGGATCACCCTGATGCCAAGTTGCACGCCTTGATTGAAGAGCGCCGCAAGGAGTTGCGGATGGCTAGTGGTGGTCAGGCTTTTAAGGCGGCAATGAAGGCTGGCGCAACCGAAGCTAAACCGATTGGGTTTGACAAGGGCGGTGCGGCATTTGGGGTTTTCCCTCAGTTAAAGGGTAAGAGGTCTAAGCAAGACCCAGAGGCGGCAAAGAATGTTCCTGTAGATGTAGCCCGTGGTGTGGTCTCTGGTGTGCTTGGTGCGCCCGGGGACATCGAGTCCTTGCTACGCATTCCCTATGATTACCTGCGTTCTCCGACCATGTCTGAGTTGGTGACAGGGGAGAAGAAGAGCAAGACCTTTATCCCAACATCTGAGGACATTGAGAAGAAGTTGCCATTCAAGTCTGACACGCCTGTAAGCCGAGCGGCTACGGGCGCAGGGCAGTTGGCTGGTGGTTTCTACTATGGGCCTGGCTCACCGCTGAAGGTGATTGCTAATCTACCCGGGGCTTTGAAGCATGGGGCAACTGAGTTTGCCAAGGCATCAGCTGCTGGCGCACCTCGAGTAATGAAGCCAGAGGGTGGTAACTGGATACCCGGTGAAGTTGAGAATGCTATAAAGCATTTAAAGCGAAAGACTATTTCTGATACTGATCCTGCAGAAGTTCTTAAAACGTTCAATGAGACTTACACACCTAAAGCACTTGAGGGTATGTATGAGGGTTCTAGGCAGCAGTTGATGGAGTACAAAGACATTTTGGAGAGGGATGTAGCCCTTAACAAATGGGTTGATAACAACTTATCTAACTATTTGAAGAAACAGATGGGGACTGAAAAAGACCCCGTCCGTTTGTTGGCTGATGAGGGCATTACCCACTACTCTAGTGAGGGTGCAATGCGTAATGCAATGAACACCTCATATCAGCAATTTGTAGAAAATAGAAAATTAAGAGGCAAATTGGGTATGCCTGAGCAGCCTAAGGCCAAGACAGATTTGGGTCGCGCTTGGGAAGAGGGTGTTGATAGTTTGCTAGACCAAGGCAATATGGTTTCACCCAAACAATTAAAAGGTGGAAACATTTATAGGGACAATCCATGGATGCAAAAACTTCCACCAGATAGCACTTTGTACCGCTTAGACCGACCTAGTGTTGATGATATGAACTTGCAACACATCATGGATGTTTTAAGGGAAGACTTGGTTACTGGTCGCATAAGTCCTAGTGACCTCAAGAATGTCAGCATAGATAGGGCAGTTCGCCGCACCCATGAATACAACCAAGAAATGGCTAAGAAAGCAGAAGCAGCCAATGCCAAAAAACTTGAGGGTATGCCTGTCTACAAAGAATATCCAAATGGCTACAAGTGGGTGAAATTAGAAAAGCCCGGTGACTTTGCTGCTGAGTCCAATGCCATGGGACATTCAGTTCGTGGATATGAGCCACCTACGGGGCATCCTGATTGGGTTGAGGGATCAGGAAATGCTGGTAGCCAATCCTATGGTTTAGGTGGATGGGAAGCCATCAAGAAAGGCGAAGCCCAAGTCTATTCATTGGTTGACCCCAAGGGTAACCCTCATGCAACCATTGAGGCGGGAAAAGTTAGAAATCCTCGATATGAAGAGATAGAAAAACATTTTGATGAGGCACACAAAGAAGTTCTCGCAGAAATGAATTCACGAGGAATGGATACAAGTGATCCAACAAAAGCCAATGGGTTGGCATGGCAGCGTGCTGAGGAAATTGCTCGTGACCAAGGTTATATGTTTGTCAATCAAATTAAGGGCAAAGGAAATGCTCGCCCTATAGACAAGTATGATCCTTACACCCAAGACTTTGTGACTAGTGGTGATTGGAAAGATGTAAGAGACTTACAAAATACTGGTCTCAAGCGTTTAGATGAGGCATTCACTCGCAAGTCTGATAGAGATGCTTTTGAGCAGTTGTACCCAGATCAAAAGTATGTGACCTCTGATGAGATCAAGACTTTTAAAACAAAAACAGATCAAGACTTGATTGAACAATACAAGGATTGGAAGTCCAAGATTGACCTTGAAGACCCTAAATTTAAAGACTATGAGGGGCCTGAGTTCATTTCCAATGAGGAATACTTCAAGCGTTACTATCCAGATGATCCTGCCGCTCAAGCCGACTTCATTAGAGGTGGGATGGATAGTCCAAGCATGACTCCACCTGAGCGCCTTGGGATGAAGGATTGGGACACCCTAATGAATGAGGGTGTGTTTTCTTATGATGATGTAAGTTTTCTTACCAAAGTAATGCCTCAGAGGTATTTGACTGCTGAGGATATTGCCAAGGCAAAAGCCCGTTTAGAAGAGCCGCCACTTGCTGAGAAGCGTGGTGGACTAATTCACATGGCAGATGGTGGCAGTCCAACAGGTGGACTTCCCACAATGAAAGACACCTTAAAAAATATTCAAAACTACTCTGTGCTTGACCAAAGCGCACCTAAAAAGCCAAACGAGTTAGGTGGTGTCATCTTGGCTGGCGCTAGTTGGTTGGCTGGGGATGAGAAGACTAAACTTGCCAAGCAAGCCTTTGGTCAGGATGTTACTAACACAGCCATTGGTGGTCAGAAGACATCAGATGTGTTGAACCAGTTGAATGTGTTTCAGAGAGACGGTGGGACATTTGCCCCTAACACCACGGTAGTGTTGGACATTGGTGCTAATGACATTGCCCAAGGGGTTGATGAGGCTACCATTCGTGCCAACTTGAATGAGATTGTCTCTCGACTAGGTGATGAGGGTGTCAAGGTAATTCTGTCTGGTCAGCCAGAGGCTCATTCGTATGATGAGGCTATCAATCGTACAGACTTGCAGATGGATGATCTGTACCAAGACATAGCGGCAAACAACCCAAATGTGACCCTTGTTGATGCAATGTCTGGGTTTTTGAATCAAAAAGATTTGATGGATGAATCTCGTTTCCATCTGAATACTGATGATGCAAAATTGGCATACCTCAACAAGTTTGCGGATGCTTACAAGAGCATGGATACAAGCAATCAAAAGGTGGCAAATGCCAATCAGCAAGTTGATTCGCAACAAGTAGATGACCCAATGAAGAAAGACTTCCAAGAAGTTATATCTCAAGGTTTAGATACTATTGTTGACCAAAAAACTGCCGATCCAATCAAGCAAGAATTTAAAGAGGCCATCACCCAGACGGAAACACTTAAGCCAGCAGATGCAATGGTAGATGTTGAAGACCCTGTTGAGCAAGTGGCCGTAGAACAAGTGGCTTCACCAAGCGTCCCAGACTACAGCCGCGCATATGATGCGTTAGGCGGTGCAGATGCGGTCAATGGCTTGCGTGACCAGTTGCTAGGAATGGGCATAGATGAAAGCATCATTGCGGATTCGTTCTCAAAGTATTACCCCAAAGAGTACGAGCAAGAGTTTGCTCAAGAGATGTACAAGCATGGTGGATTGACAATGGCTGAAGGCGGTTCAAGCAACTACCATCCTGATGTGCAAGAAGCATTGAAAGCTGGTCGCATCACGCCTAATCAAGCCAAGTGGATGAGTAATTACTACAGGACTCCCGGCAATCCAGAGATTGGCACTGCTGGCATCAATGATGGCATATCTGAAAAAATGATGAACTATAGGAATGCTGTTCGTGCTGGCGAGTACACAAGACCCAATTGGATGGAGCCTATCCCCAAAGAGGTGAAGTTGCCAAAGTGGTTTGATGGCAAGGTAGACTTGGATCGAGAGGGTTTGCGTCAACTTGACAAGATACCCGGCATGACCAAGAAGGCTTTTAATGCAAGTGAATACTCCAACACATTCCCTGCAGGTGTGAATGATCTCAATTACTACAATGAGTTGCTAAAGGCTTCAAAAGAAGCACCAGACTATCAGCCATACATTGATGAGTTAAATAA